AATACACGCGGCTGGCAAACAGCGTTGCAAAGCCGCAGGCGTTAACTGGCGAGCGGGTGTCTTACAAGCCCGGACCAATGTCAGACGGATAGGAGAACAGCACGCCCGCCGTGGCGTCAGAGTCGCTTTAAGGCGACAGCGGCCGTTACGCGGGAGTATCGGACAGACCACCGCAGTCGAGGCCGGCGACCCCTACCGCTGGTGACTCGACCGGATGCCGCACGTCACGCGGCTAATACACAGGGACGTGAGATGACAACCTTTTCAAAACTCGCCGAGCACTACCTCGCCCAACGCAAGGTCTCGCCCGCGTACCAACGGCACGTTCGTGCGATTGCCAAGCGGGCTGGCACGATCGGCAGCGACAAGCTCAACCGCTACCTCGCTCGCCGCCTGGAGGAAGTCAGCGGTATAACCGCCCGCAACGAGCGGACGATCCTGCTCTCGGTGTGGTGTCACGCATTTCACTCTGGCAAGGTAGACGAAGCCCCTCGCGGCATCGGCAAGCTGCGAGCCTGCCGGAAGCCCACGAAGGCGTGGACAGTTCCGCAACTCAAGACGCTGATCGAGGCGACCCGCAAGCACGACGGCATCCGGCTTCGCAGCGGTGCCGATCGTGGAGCGTTGCTTCGAGCGTGGGTGCTGCTCGGCTACGAGTGCGGTGCCCGCATGGGCGACCTGTTCGCATTCGGACGGCAGCACATTGACGGAGACTCGCTCGCCTGGACGCAGAGCAAGACGGGCGAGCCGCTCGTGCGAGTTCTCACTCCAGCCTGCCTCGACGCGATCCGAGTGATGCTCGCGAAGTCTTCAGACGGCACGATCCTCGGCTGGGCCTGCGGGCGGCGTCAAGCGACCCGGCTGATGCGCGAGCTCCTCGACCAGGCCGGCATCGGCGGCACCTCGAAATGGCTGCGTCGCTCGGGAGCGACGCATTGCGAGATGGCACAAGCGGGCAGCGGCCGGCTCCACCTCGGGCATCGGACGCCTGGGCTATTCGAGTCGGCCTACTGCGATTGGTCGCAGCTGCGAACGAAGACGCCGAGGACGCCGGCACTGGTCTGATCTCACTGCTTGCAACGGAGTGCATCGTGAAAGACAGCAACTCATTTATTCGCGATCTCGGGCAAAGCCGCATGGCGGTTAACGAGTTTGCCGCTCGATGCCGCCAGAAAGGAGTTGCGGTCTGGCTCCCGCCAGAGAGGACGCGGCCAGACGAAAGCGTGCGAGCTCAGTACGCAGACGATGGCGACCTAATGGTTCAGGGCCGCGTCGAGCACAAGGTGAGAACCAACCTTCAATTCACATGCCGAGCGGACTATCCGTACGACACGGTGATCGTGGACGAGGTCTACAAGGAAGACGAGAAGGCTGGAGATCCTCCGCTGATGTATGTGATCGAGGACAAGACGCGCACTCATGCTGCGATCGTCTACGGCTGGACGCGAAAGCACTGGCAACAGGAAACGAAGCACGACCCGATTCAAAACCGAGAGTGCGTGTTCTACACGGTCGACAAGCGGCACGTTCGGTTTTGCCAAGTGGATGAGGTTTTTTGACAAGGCGGCGTCAGTGAGTGGTCTACCGGGGGCGTGCGTGGAGGGCAAAGGGATGAGCGTGGCAACGACAGAGATTCAGTTGTCCAACTGGGTGGAGGATCTGCGAAGAAAAAACCCGCTTGACCACGTTGGTCGGTCCGCCAGCCAACTAGCTGCGATGGCGAGGGACGGAATGGACGCCGGCGAAAGCCGCTGCACTCAATGCGGCGAGCGTCTGCATGTATGCGATGGCGACACGATGCCGCCGTACCTTGCCCATGCCTGCACTGTAAGTGAGTCGAGATGTCCTGGATCATACGAGACTCTGTGGCATCTCGCTGCGAAACGCGCCGCTGCGAGAATTGCTGGATGGTCTAGCGAGGTGCCCTACGAGGCGTGCGGATGCAAGTACAAGGCAGATGCAATGCACGTCTCTTCGGGGCGTGTTTTTGAGGCCGTCCACTCGCTCAGCCGTGACTATGCAGACAAGCATCTCAACACCATGCGATCCGGCAGGGATGTGACGTGGCTTTTCGATGCTTCCGCGAGGTTTTCGCGTCCTATGCCAGAGAACATGGCAGGGCGGTATCCAAGGTGGGTGCTCAAGTTTGACCCAGGCTACGCCGCTTCTGGCCAGCTTGTCGCAGTCGGGCTGCTCAGGAAGAGAGCCAGGCTTTTAGTGCAGCAGATAGGTCGCGACTCATGCTTCATTTACTTTTGCGGCCACTGTTTTCGTTGCATGCGGTGCGACGAAACAGAAGACCTGTGGGAACTCGCAGACTATTCATGCGTTGCATCCCAGGTTGTTTACGGGTCAGGCGGCCTTAATTTTGAAATTGTCCACGCTCGCGCCGCCGGCCAGTGGATAGACGCCACAGGAGACCTTGACACGTCAGACTTTGGCCCGAATCCAGGAAGCATCACCAGGCGTGTCGTGGAGTGCGAGCAACTGATGTCGCTTAGAAGGGGCCAGTTAGAGGCAAGGCGTTCTGGTGATCGCGAACACGCAGAAAGGTTTGCTGCGAGCAGGATGCTCCCGCCTGATGAGTGGCCAGGCGTCCTCGTAAACATGCCAGCCCGTTGCGGGTGCGGGTCTGACTACGGAGTTGATGTGCCTATTCACTCTGGCCAATCGACTCGCAGAGATTGTGCGCAGTGCATGAAGTTTTTGTGTTTCACTAAGTGGTACGGAAAAGACATGGAGGCCACGGATGGCCCGAACCCGCAGCATTAAGCCATCGTTCTTCAAGAACGAGTACCTCGCAGAGTGCGAGCCTATGGCTCGCCTGCTGTTCATTGGACTCTGGACCCTGGCCGACAGCCAGGGCCGGATGGAGTTTCGCCCACTGCGGATAAAGGCCGAACTGTTCCCATACGAGAACTGCGACATTCTCGGCTTGCTGAAGCAGCTGGCCGACAAAGGCTTCGTCCGAGCCTACGAATCGGGCGACGTGAGGGTGCTCGAAATCCCTACTTTTGGGGATCACCAGCGATGCCACCCTGATGAGCGTGACGAAGGGCTGCCGCCACCCGATGAATCGGCGGAAACTATCGTTTTTCCCGAGCGAAACGCAAAACCGGGAAATCCAACGCTGGAGCCGGGAAATCCCCCGGCTTCTTGCGCCTTTAATCCTTTAATCCTTCTACCTTCTTCAAGTACTGCTCCGAGCACGCCGAAGCGGCGATGCTCGAAGCCGGCCGATCCGCTTCGGTGGTCTGCGGATTCAGGCTGGGAAGGAATCACCGACGCTGACCGTGCGGAATGGTCACAGGCATATCCGGCGGCTGACCTTCCCGTCGAGCTAGCCAAGGCCACCCAGTGGCTCAAGGCGAACCCCAAGAAGGCACGCAAGAGCAATTGGCGACGCTGGCTCACCACCGTGTGGCTCAGCAAGTGCCAAGACCGGGGCGGAACTCACCGCGAGGCGGGCCGCCGGCCAGACGAGAAGCCACCGCCGAAGGTCTGGCGTGACCAGTACCAGCCGGCACCGTACCGGCGACCGCACGAGGTGGTCGCACTTGCATCGACCCTGAAACTCAAGGAGGAGGACACATGACAGCTGACACGCCAACCGCACCGCCACCGCTCACTGAGCGTCAACGCCAGGTGCTCGACTTCATCACCGACTTCGCCACGCGGCACGGGTACTGCGCCAGCATCCGCGAGGTGATGGCCGCCATCGGCTGCACATCACCGAACGCTGCCGTGTGTCACCTCGTGCCGCTGAAGCGAAAGGGCTACATCGCCTGGGAGCCGAACACCGCTCGTTCTATCCGTCCGATACGGGAGGTGCTCGATGCCACTACCTGAGTTGCCATCACCTGTGAAGGTCGCGAACCGCTGTGCCAACCGAGCGTGGAAGGACGGCTTGACCGACAAGGACCGCTTCCTGCTCGAAGCCGCTGCCGACACGATTCGGCTGCTCATGCGTCGCAACATAGAGCTCGCACGCAGGGCAGAGCACTACGAGGCGGATGCTGCCCGGCTGTTTTTCATGCACTTCGGACCAACGAAAGGCGGTGCCGCATGAGCTTGTCAGAGTTTACGTGCATCGCCCTCGGGATGCTTTTCAACACTCTCACGTTTTTCCTCGGCGTTGCCGTGGGCGTGAATGTTTCGCAGAAGAGAAAGGACTCTCCACATGACCGCGACCGCTACCGCGACGAAGCCGAAGGCTTCCAGCACTTCTCTGACGATTCCGAGGACTGAGCTGCTCCAAGCAGTGCAGGCCGCCAGCAAGGCGATTTCACGTGGCCCGAAGCCCGTATTGACATACGTCAAGATCGGCAACGGACTTGTGACCGGCACTGATCTGGAGGTGCGGATCGACGTTGCCATCGACGAGATGTGCGACCCGTGCTTGGTGCCGGCCGACAGGCTGCTGTCGATCCTCCGGGCCGCCACTGGCGACACCGTGACGCTTAAAGCCACAGGCAGCGGCGTTGCCATCACGTGTGGTGGCGGCAAGTGGCAGCTGCCCACCGAGGACGTCAACGAGTACCCGACCTGGGAGCCGGCGGAAATGAGGCCGGTGTGCCGGCTGCCGGCCGATCAGTTCGCTCGTGCGGTCAAGGCCACCGTGTACGCCACGGACAACGAGACGAGTCGCTACGCCCTCGGCGGCGTGCTCATTGACGTGACCGGTGGGAATCCGACGTGGGTTGGCACCGATAGCCGGCGGATGGCAACGGTGGAAACCGAGACCGACCAGGCCGTGGACGACTCTCAGACCGTGGTTCCGGCCCGGGTTTTGCGGATCGCTGCCGGCATGGCTTACGGTGATGGCAGCGTTCAAGTTGAGGCCAACACCCACGAGTGCCGCCTTGAGCTGGATGGCGTGACCGTGACCGGCCGGCTCATCGAAGGGCGATTTCCGAGGTGGCGTGACGTGATGGGCGACCCCGAAGGCTCGGCCAGCGTCGTGTCTACGGCGGATCTCATCGGTGCCGTCAGGGCTGCCGCCATCGTGACCAGCAAGCAGTCCAAGGGAATTACGCTCAAGTGGGCTGGCGACACGCTGACGCTGTCGGCGCAGTCGTCAGAGCACGGCGAAAGCCTGGTGAAGTGCCCCATGCTTCAGGCTGGCGACGCAGCGGACACAAAGCTTGACCCGCATTTCCTCGAACAGTACCTGGCAAATCTGCCGCCAGACGAGGAACCGCAGGTGGACATCTACGCCCAAGACGCACAGAGCCGCGTGCTCTTGCGGTGCGGCCCATACTGCGGCGTCATCATGCCGCTGGCGGTGGACGGCTAATGGCGCTTCCAAAGTTGTCGATCTGCCACGACGAGTTTCGCCGGCTCTGGTGCGAGTCGAATCTCGACCGCACCGAGCTGGCGATCCACTTCCGCTGCAGCGTGTCGAGCATCGACCATCTGCGTGCAAAGCTCGACCTCCCGAAGAAAAAGCGATGTCGTTTCCGCCCGGAGCAAGTCGTGCCAGACCCGACGCCGGAAGAGATCGCCGAGCGGGCAAGGGAGTGCCGCGAGCGGCACTTCGCCGAGAAGCTCCGCGAGCCCGACATTCCGCCGGTCAGGCAGTGGAGGAAACTGCAAGCAGCGGCAGGTGTATCGCCATGATTGATTCATGGGGCGTCTGGCACTTCTACTGCTGGCGTGGTCCTCGGTGGCCCTGGCGGGCACCATCGAGGACACTATCCCCGATGCCCGCTACCGAGAGTACGGCGAGACGTTCAAGCGGTACACTTGCCG